GCCCAGCGCTATATGGCCTAAACTTTGCTTATACCCCTCTCCCCCCTAAAACCTCCTCTTCTTATCCGCATTCGTCTTGCTGTTATGACACGATTGGCACAGTGGCTGTAGGTTCCATTCGTCATGAGTCCCGCCTGCCCTCACAGGTATGATATGGTCAACGCTACTCGCCTTCCCTCCACAGGATATGCACATCGGGAATGTTCGCAGGAAGTTCCGACTAATCTTCGCCCACCCTAGCCCATACCCACGCGCCGCCATGCTCGGTCTCGCCTTCTTGACAGGTTTCGGTACGTTCATCTGTGACCTCGTGGGGTCGTTACTGTATTTGGGTTTCTGTGGCATCAAATATCACCCACCCATATTTAGAGAGAATGTCAGCACTCAAACTTACTAAGGCTGTCGGCTCCACCTCATCAGAGGTAGGAGGACACGCAAAGAATTGAATCATGTCACATAACGTCCGCAACTCTGCCCTTGCATCATGCAGATCTCTAATCATGGCTGTCTCCTCAAGCATTGATTGAGGCATTGGATCATCCTGGGTTAATGCCACATCAGGGAAATTACACGTCAACGCCCGTCGATGACTTAGCACCTTCTCTGAGACTCGTGGTTCTTTAATCATGAATCCTCCAGTAAGTTAAGGCTGAAATGAACTCTGTTCGCTAAACCGGCCAGTCATAAGGTCGAAATCAAGCTGGACCTTCCCAAGCCTCCCATTCTCCGAAAACCGAACCTTTTGAATGTGGATATCAGAGAGTCTTGCACCCTCTTGCGGTCGATGAACCGTTAAGGAGAAATCCGCCTTATTCCTGAAATGCGCCGAACCACTCACGTCCCAAGGCGTCGGGATATGATAGGCATTTTCATCTGATCCAGGTATCCGCTGCATCTTCTGAGGATGAGCCACAACCCACGTATGTACCTGAGAATGACGACAAAACCGACGGATATCGCCCAACTCCTCCCCAATTAACTGCGTTTCCGTTTGGCTTCGCCTGGCAACGTGGCTAATTTCATTCCATGGGTCAAGAACAACCCCCTGAAATGGCTCATTTTTATGTTCCTCACGAAGCGCAGCTAACAACTCAGCAACCGATGGGGCATCAAGCCCTGGGTCAAGATACTTGCAATGAGCATCAAGAAAATCCATCCCGTCAGCCACCTCCTCTTTCGTCAACCTTGTGTTGAATCCATGATGGAATGGTTTTCCTAAATAACACGCCAACAATCGAGCTGTGAAATTTTCATGGGGTAAATTCTCCGCTGAATACACGATAAATTTCCAGTCATGTTGTGCCATAAGATTGACCATTAACGCCGTCAAAAACGAGCTTTTCCCATGCCCAGGAATCCCCGTCACCAATGTCCATTGACCGAGAGGGACACGGTAACACTCATCAAGCGAACCCCATCCAGTTGACACCCCACGAGGGAGACCATTCACCCTGAGACGGTCAACAGCCTCCGCTAACCCGCTAAACCGCTTGACCATGCCCTTTGCCTTCTCATCAGCTTCAACTTCCCTGGAAAAATCCTCGAAGCTCAACCCCTCCTCATCCTGAGTCATTTCTGCAAAGTCCATAAATCAACACCCTCCTGTTCCCGCAAATGCCGTTGAACATAAAACATTTGGTCCTCAAGCTCCTCAACCTTAGCCAAACTTCTATAAATACCCCCAATTTCGTCCATAACCACGTAAAATTCCTCATCTGATGATTTATCTATATCAAGGCACTCATAAGAAGACAATCTCTTGTATAAGGATTCTTGTGCAAAATTCAGGTAATCATCAATTTGAGCTGCTTGTGAGCGCCAATCCCAGAAATGCGGACGAAGATTCGCATGGCCGGACGTTTCAGGTTGTATAGGCCGTTCGTATTCCCGTGGCTCATAAAACACGTCATCCCCTGACAGATCCAACGCCTCACAGATTTCGTCAAACGTGCAACCCGCCCAACACTTCAACAAGATGCCGCTATGCCCCTCTTTGACCGTGAGGCTTGGTGTTTTGTCAGCATGTGCTGGACACTTGGCTTGGTACGCGCCACCCGTTGAGGCTCGCACCCCATCGAGCTTTCCCAACACATTCGCAAGAATATTGCCCATCACATCACAAACTTTGTCGGAATCCTGCCGTTGTAGAATTCATTGATTTCACGTTTTGGCTGCATAAGCCCTTCGTCATTCCACCGTTCGCCATTCAACCAAGTTAAAGGATGTGGGATAAACTTGCCGTCGCCGTCCACCCATTCTTTGCTTTTCAAGCAGATCGCGATAGATTGAACCATCTTTTCCGTGAGGGCTTCATCCGGTTGTTGTTTCTCCCACCATTTTTCACAATTCTTTTTTCCGATTTTCTTTGGGTAGGCATTCCAAAAGATCTTAAAGTTTGTTGCTAGCGCTTTTTCTTTAGACTCTTTCTTAAGAGTCTTTTCTTTCTTTGAATCTGACTCTGACTCTGACTGTATCAATTCTGTCAATTTCGATCCACATTTTTCAACACGTTTTCTACTTCTGTTGTTAGCTGCCCATATTCTTTTATATTCTCTCAGGTCATCGGCATCCATTTTTTTTCGGTAATGCTCCGAATTCAGGAGCAGCCAACCCCCATCGGCGTCCTCAATTCTTCTCCCGTCATGCTCATGGCTTCTAGAGAATTGATCTGGAGCTTTTAGCACTTTTAAGGCTTCTTGACATTGTTCCAGTGACACTCTCGCGGCATCTGCTAACCCCGGGATTGAGGCTTGGACTGTTCCATCGCGCTCTTTCATGGCTAGCATCGTGATCCAAACCAACCGGATATGGTCCGGCTCACGCCATATTGTTGAATGAATAATACTGGAAAACAACTTGGTATAGTGCATAAATACCTCACATTTTTTGTTGATAATTAATTCCATTCTGTCAAAAAGGACATTTTTTGTCAACTTGTGTCTTTTATGCCATTCCACTCCATGGACAGTTCTCATGAGGTTCGTCGTCCTCATCGTGCTCCTCCTCCTCCTCTTCCTGTGGCTCCTTATTACACATCATGCCAGTTACCCAATAAGAATCCTGTTTCACGCTTAACAATGGCGTACACTTCATCTTTGACTTTCACGCCTAACCCTGGAGCTTTGTTGATCTTTTGGGTTGATAGCACACTCGCATCCCACACGTTGAGAATGTCGTTTTTCACAAGCGCGTTCCTTGCCCGTGTAGATAACTCAAACTTCTCCCAAGTCATCGCCTTGAGTCCTGTTTTTCTTAATAGACTCAACACTTTTAACCACGAAATATCATCTATAACTTTAAGTTCATCGTAAGCTGGCAATGGCCAATCACCCTTTTCAGATCGCGCAAAAATCCCTAGTTCATTTGGTTGCATGTGTATTCCTTTCTTATGAGAGACGCGCCCGTAACTCGTAAGCATAACGAGCAATCAGGATAGCTTCCCCTCGATTGTGATCTTTTTTCCGTGATAGCTCATCTATTGCATCAGGATAGTATTTTCTCGCTAACTCAAGAGACGCAGACTTTTCCTGCCCAATCAAATTAAAATGCGTCTTCCAATGCTGTGGAAGAACGTAGCATGGACGGACTTGCCTGACTGTCATGCAGGCTGTTTCTAAGGCTCCCATCAACCTTCCTGCCTTGTAGCTAGAGGAAACCCCTTCACCTGGCCTTGCCCACCCCTGCTCAATCATCACCGTGAGCGCGTATCCATTCAGGTCGGCATTGTTGACTATTTCAACAAAAGGTCTCACCGCCAGCCTCCATTGTGGCTTCCCTTGACTGGACATTGTGTAGGTCTCGATAGGGAGATCCTTGACTGCCACAAGCACTCCCGCGTCTGTCATTATGGCAATTGCGCCCGTTTTGCCTGGGTCGATGCCAATAATCATTCAGATAGTCTTTCCGGTATACACCTTAAAATGTTTTGGGCGAATGCCAGTCCGTCCCCGGTTCGTATCTCCGCGCCCTAATTTGTGAACTTCTCGTAGGTGCTTGGCTTTGCTGGCCTCTCCAAAGCCCCGTGGTGGGTTCGGGGAGCATATCGTACACACCCATGATTCATGTGCTGCCACTCTGTTTTTTCCGTTTCCCATTACCCCCCCTTTTATCCATTCCCGCGTTTGTATTCATTCATTTCACGCAATTCCCTATGACGTTTTTCTAGTAACTCAGCTCGACGCACCGACGAACATTCTGTGCATCTATCATCTTTTGTTCGGGTTGGCGCTCGGTGCCCATTCCTGCATGGGACTCCGGTGTTATAGTGTCGCGTTCCCAATAACATCGCGACCCCTCGGTCAATTGGCAGTCCATCAATCGCTGGCACCTTTTTCCCTCTCCATTCCTTGGAAGCAAACTTTCCACTCGGCATCGCGTATTTCTCCTTTATGCCTCTAATGGCTTGCCATACCGCCGCCAGTTCTTTGCTTTATGATGCCCCGTCAACCCAACATTCTTATAGTTCATCTTTAAGGTTGGATGGCATTTCTCCATATGTTCCTTGTATGACTTCCTGCCTATCCCCTTCACCATGGGAAAACACAACACCGAGCATGTCCATGGATCAATTTCTGATGATGGGTTTGCTGTCTGTCTCATCGCTTTATTTGATCGTGGCATGTATATCCCCCTTCTCTTGAATCCCCTTCACCATGCAGCGCCTCACAAGGTCCCATCCCCCATCAGCCAATAAGGTCTCTTGGCATTTCTTGTAAATAGACGGGAATTCACCAAGGTTTGTTGCACTCCATTGGAATCCGTCAGTATCTCTTTCGATGCAATAGGCCGCCACTTTTGTATTTCCATGGTCATTGATTGTGTCCATGCACCGAAGAATGATCTGGTTGGAAAGCGCATCCACCATTTCTTGCTGTTTAGGACTCAACCTCTCTGTGGCATACGCCATTGACGCTAGAAGTATGCACGCTACTGTCATCATGAGTAGTTTCATGGCTTCCCTCCTAATTTTGAGTAATAATTTCTGTTAGCCTTTCGATACACCCAAGGCGGGATTGCCAGGGAATCCTCCCAAAGCCCGGTTCGTGATCTCTTCGCTTGAACTTCCAACCCACCGAGGTACGCATCTTTTGAATACTTATAAAACCACCATGTCAGCCCTGCTTTCAGCATTTCATGACTGACGTTCTGGCCGTCAGGAGTGATCACTGTCGCGATTGTCCGACCGTACTTCCCCTTTTTTAAGGGAAACACCGTGACAGTTTTCTTATAAATAAGATCCTTCATAAACGCTTTAGCCTTCCCCCCGTAGGCTTGTCCTTTTTCGGGGGAATCAATACCGCTCAATCTAATGGTTATTCTTGCTTTGTCCTGGTCTACGATTGTGACTGTATCGCCATCAGAAACATGAATAACCTCAGCCTTATATTCTGCGTGGGCTGTACTCACAAAAAACAATGCAATAATGAAATGTTTCACCACTTGCTCCTCCATACCGCCGCTTGGCGATTGCTTGTCGTTGGGCGACGTTCGCCGGAATCCTCGATCTCTCCACTAATGCGAAGATCCGACACGCGCTTGGTAATTTGCCAATAACTTAACGGGGTCTCAGTCGATTTCAGTTCAAGCTCAAGCTCTTGGCTTGTCAATCCCGCTGGGTTCCGTCTTAATGCAGCCAAAATGACTTTCATATGCCTGCCTGCAACCTCGCCCGCGTGCCTTGCTGCATCAATAGACGTATCAGGATCGCTTGACCTTACATGCGGGGTTGCATCCCATAAACCCTGGCACGGTTGCTTATCTGGCGCTAGATCTGGGAACAAACTTTCCATAGATCACCCTCCTTTATACGCAAAGAACGTACATCGTGAAAGAATTGATTTTCTTTTCCCAAATTCGGGGGAATCTGGCTGTTGGCATTTCCGACCGCCCACGACATAGAGCGTATCTGTCCGCCAAAAATGGCACTGTCCGCACTGTGGTTCAAAAAAATTTAATGCGTCTTGTCCTGATTCCATGTGGCTCCCTTCCTTGGAATTCTTCGTCAACAATATCAGCATTGCATTGCTCGCATTTCTTCTCATCACGGCATGCTTGGCAGTACCGATGGGCACAAATATCAATGCCTTCGTCGCACCCATTACACGGACTTTTGCTCACTTTAGTCTTCACCTTGTGATTTGTTGTGAATCGTCTCAAATCGCACTGTTCCTCTATAATGAGTAAGTAACTCCATTTGTCTTTGGTCTGTAAGAGGAATTTTCAACACAACCGTCCCCACGTCGTCCCTATTAAACGACACCCGATCTATGTGGCAGTGCATTTTCATCATGCGCTAATCTCCCTATCTTTGTCTGTGCCTGTAGGCCGTTGCATTAGTCTTCGCCTTGCGATTTGCTATCAATCGTTAAGAACAACGCTTGTTCTGTGTGCTCAGTCAACAAGGCCACTTGCTTGCGATCTGAGAGAGGAACCTTCAAGACAACCGTCCCCTCTCCGTCTTTATCAAACGACACTCGATGGATGTGACAATGTAGCTGGATCATGCGTTCATCTCCACGTCTTCGCCTACACATCTAGTGCTAACGGAATGCAACGTGTATTGTTGCTGCCCACGATATTCTTTTTCTGAAATGCGATACCATATGGGTTGTCCTATCAAGTCTGTGTAGTCTTCAATACCATGCACCGACGCTGCATCCCACATTTTTGCAGAGAAGTTTCTATCCTTACTCGCTAGCGAGAACACCCACCATGTTTTTGACTCATCACGTGATTTCTTTTCCTCTACGCTTACCACTTGAGCTATTCCAAAATTTCCAACCACAAACATATACAAATCTATTTCCTCTTCACTTGCGCCACTGTCTACAGGCTCCACCCTCGGCGCGTTCAAGACATATGTTTGTGTTGGAACGGCTTTCTGTAACGCTTGCGCTTCATTGCCCTGTTCCGCTTGAGCAGGCTTTATATACGTGACTGAACTTGCCTCTATTTTTACTGGGATACCAACAGTATGATCTCTCTGGGAAGCAGTATTGCCATCGTCATCTTCGCAAGGAATCGAAAGTAGCGATAATAAGCTGTATCTCCGGGCATAACTCACAGCTTTTCCGTATTCCTGGCTATCAAGTTTGCCCACAGGGAAATCCACCGAGGACGATAACCATTCCCCTGACTCATGCGTCAACAAGGTCGTCACCACTACACCTTTTTCCCCTGTCGCGATAGGTTGTAAGAAAGCAATCCCGTTATTATTCAATGCGTCCTTACACACTTCAATAACTTCGGCAAGGTCCGCATACTTGCTCTTAAGTAATGGGTTATTGGCTCCCTTGTGTGCGACACCCATTTGCGATTGTGCGGCAACAATGGCTTTAAATAGCTCAACCACTGTTTCTGAGAATTGCACATCACGAGGACCGGATCTTATGGCCCATTTCAGCGCCTCCTCTTCTGTATCAATAAATTCCTTACGGCTCATTGTTGGTTCTCCTTATGTAGTGAATATCCAAACCCAAATTTAATTAACTCTAGCGTCACCGTGGGACAACCCCGCTCGATTAACCAACAAATCATGAATTCCCCATACTCTCTTGTCGGGGACGTAAATATACATTGGTTAGCCCAGAAACCCCATGCGTAGATTCGCTCTGCTTTTTCGCGTGTTGCTCTATCAGGTAATCCGTTACACCATTCATTGAATTCGCCCGCATGGGCCAGGGCGAGGTCTTGATATACCGCTCCCACAGCAACATCCACTGTTCTTCCTCGGTAAGTTTTCGGTTCCCTTTGTCCTCCTTGGCTATCCTCCATACGTAAGCCCAAAGGATCATGAGAATGGCCGCCATCGCTACTAGAAAAATGAGTTGAATGTCCATGACACATAGCTCCCCCTTGTTAGTCAGTGCTTACACGAACAGGGCCACGTTGTGCGCTGACGTATTCTGGTCCCAACAGACTGTTCTGATAGGCCCGTGTTAATAAATCTGCAATATCTAATGTTGCTCCCCCTGGGATTTCATAGGTGCTCGCCTGGTTCATGCTCGGCTGCTTGCATCCCTTTGGAGAGAATCCGCTTCGTGTTTTAAACCGTGGAAAGTCGTTCACGTTTCACCCCATCAAATAATTCAATAAGCACCATAGTGTTGCCAGGAAGATCGCCCAGGCACCCACCGCAAGCCCTAGCGCCACAAGAATGTTTCCTGTACGAATGTCTTTAGGCGTGATCATTGGACGATTCCTTTCTTTTGATCAATTGCGGGAAATAGTGACGATAACCATCAAGACTTAACCGAGCAGGTGAGTCCTCAGGCAATGCCTGATTAACAAGAATCACTGGGTCAATCCGATTTCCGCATATGATACAGAGCATTTGGATAACCTCCTCACCCTTCCCTTGCAAGTCGAACACCTCTGACTGAACAAGTAGCCCGTCGCATCGTGGGCAGTTAGATTTGGTTGTCATGAATGTTGCCTCCCCCTTTTTTGGTTAAAGTGTTGAGCAATAATCTGTCTAATTTGTCTACTACGGCTGTGTCCAGACTCCCTAGCTACCTTATCAACCTTGGCGAGTTGCAAAGAGTTGAGACGTAAGGCGATCAAGGCGTCTTTTCTGTGTTGTGTGTGTTTACGTTTCATATTTAAATGTATAACATTTTAAATTATAGTTGGCAAGGCTTTGAACAACTTTTTTTTCAATGCCTTGCTTGGGTGAGGTGCTTATGTGTGAAGTGAAGACAACCGAGAGGAGGGAACCGACTGTGTGTATTAGATTTCTGTTGCTCCGGTACTTGTGGTGCGTGACATGAGTTCGGTGAGTTCGACGGCCCGGGTACCTACCTGTAAATACCATCGGCTTTCTTTCATTTCTTTTGCCGCTAGCTCCCAATTGTTAAATTCTAGCGCCGTCCAAAACCGCACAAAATCCCGCAATCGTGGCCATCCGAGGTTAAACCCCATGTTTACCACAACAAGACGCGCTGAATAGGGTAGCATTCTCCAAAAAGGTTTATGCCGATCAAGCTCCGTCATCACAAGGTAGATGTCATCTTCAAGAATATGCGCTGCTGCCTCAATCGAAATGGGGCAGTTCAAGTTGTGTCCATACCCTAGCGTAGGAACGCCTACAGCGTCCTTGTATATCTCTAATGATAACCCCTCATGACGTTTTAACATCGCCGTCAATGACGACATAAACTTATCCATTTCCACCAACCTTTGCTAATTGATTTTCATCGATAACAGGCACGAAGCATTTCCCCTTAAAACTCCATGGCCCAGGGATAATGCCACTCAGGGATTGTGTATCGTTGCGTATTGAGTCAACAATTTCCCTTGCCCGTGTCGCGCAATCGTCTAAAGTGTAATAGTGAACGACTGGCCGATCAAAAAACTTCAGGCATGTTGGCCCCGTGTCATGATCGCCAACAAAGCCCGCGTTAATGGAACAAACGATAACTAACGCTACATAAAACATCGTTATGGATGCAACGCCTCAGAGATGCGTTTTCGTAATTGGTTTACGGTGTCTCTTTTTTTGGGAAGTGGTTCCAGGTTTTTCTCTCGGATGCCCTGCAATCGTGGCCCCCAGTCGGTTAAGAATTTCACAGTGTACGGGGTATTCGGCCCAGGTTCAACGCCATTGCCGAGCCGCTGGACTTTCACGACTGTACAGTGGTCGCCAGCCTCAATAAGATCACGGAGTTTTGCAGAGCTAAAGTCCACTTCCCCGCCCTTTTTTAACCGTAATACTTGTCCAACATGGTATTTAAGTTTGTTCATAAGGCCCTTTCTACCGGGCAACTTTCGAGCTTGACTGGCCCTGTCCCAGTGATCGTCCCAAGGTTTACGCTAAACCATGCGGTATTGGGGGCCGTGATATTCAGGTTCCCCCCCTCAGCGATATCAAGCATGACGCATTTCTCTTTTAGTGAAGCGCACCCGCTCAACACTACTAATAGAATTACGGCGCATGTTGTAAGCATATTTCCCGCTCCTCTCGTGTATTGGCCGTGTTAACGCATGTTCGTTGCTGATAAAACACGCTGTCTTTAATGAGGTCTTGATTGACTTCAAGTTGTAACGCCTGCTTATCTAATCCGCCTTTCACTTGTATCCACATTTCATCAATCTGGTTCTCAATCATCGAGCCAATGTCCTTAATAACTTCATGCTCTTGTTGATACACATTGTTAAAGTATCCACTGCGATCTAACCACAACACAGCAGTCGTGATGAACGGAAAGGCAAACGCAATAATCAGGACCGTGATAGCTACTTTCTGGTAACGCTCAATGAGCCATTGAAGGGTAGAAAATGTCTTGTCAACCATCAGTGTGAGTCTCCTGGTACAGCAACATTATCGAATAGATGCATCTTGTCACAAATGTTATGTTTGATATTTTTGGCGTCATCCATGCAGGCTTTATACACAAAAAAGGCGAGCATCCGGTCCTTTTTTAGACTTTGATCATTGTGGTTGGTTATCGTGCGTAGGATTGTATTCTGCACTATCGCAATTTCTCCTTGAGCATCCGCCACCGCCTCCGCGACAGAGGTTTGGCCTTGATGTTCGGCCCGCCTGTATGACATCTCTTCCATAATAGGAGTGACCCAGATTCCACGCGACTCCATATATAATACGACAGCCGCTAGCGGCCAAGCCGCCGCACCGACAATGATTAGCATTAACGTTGTATGCTTATACTCAGTTGTAAACCATTTAATCCCCTCAAGAATCACACTTGTTCCCATGCTACCTCCCTCTACACTTCCGCCCGTGGTTGTACTGCTAACCCTGCTTCATCTTAATGGCTTTATGTAAAGCGCCTACACCTGCAATCACGCCTCCCGCCTCAATAAGTGGTTGGCCAATTTCCGTCATCCCGGCCACGTCTAACGCTGAGCCTATGCCTAAAATCACCAGACCAATAATCTGTTTGTACCCGTTAATGATATTTAATGGATCTCTCATTTGGTATCTCCTTTGTAATAGCCACAATAATAGATAGAGCCAGTAAAGGCCCTGGGACTGTCATGCTCCACCCGTCACCACAGGCGCGGGCACCGCTGCCGGAATCTCCACTGAGTCGGGGGATATGTAAATATTGATATCCGTTCCACGCAATGCCAGCCAGCAAATTGGGCCAATATTTGTTGCATTACGTGCAGAGGGACCGCCACCGCTCGCCGTACCGAATACCTTTACCTCAACAACACTCCCATCCGCTGTTCCAAGAATGTCGGCGTTCCATGTAAAGGTGACTTCTTGTGATGCATCTGTGACGTTAATTTCTGAACTTGTAGCTAACGCAGACCCGCCGCCATTCTCCCATACCTCAATCCTGACAGTCGGGGTCCCTGTTTGGCCTGTGTCAAATTGACCAACCGTCACTTCAATTGCTTGCTCTCCCGTCCCATGCGTCGGTGCCTTTGATGGAGTCGGCATTGTCACATGACAGGACGTGTCTGTGGTGTTACTCGTGGCTGTCGCTGGATCTCCACTTTCCTGGAAATCGACGAGCGCTGCCGCTGGAGTAAACCCTGCGCTGGCTGTTATGGCGTCAGGGAATAACGGTTCCTTGCGTTTCATCTGCCCCGTCATGATCTTATGGTTCGCGCCTTGAGTCTTGGCGTCAACTAAGTCCGCTAACTCGGCGTCTGTCTCACTCCCGGTAATCGTGACATTGTAAATAGAGCATCCCGTATCTGGCGTTTGTGCAGGGACCGAAGATTCCGCCGCATCAAAAAACCAAGTGGCACCAACTGCGCCATCGGCGTCGGCATATTCAAAGACATATTTTTTCATATTATTTCAACGTTTCTAGAATAACAATTTTTAAATTTTTCACAGAAAGACTCTTTGATCCACTTGTTGTCTTTCTTGCTTGTATTCCCCACGTAGAAGAACCAGTATAATTATCGATATCTATTAAGGTGAGTTGCTTCCCTTGGTCCGGTCCACTGCTGTTGTATTGCACATTGACAATTTCTTCTAACACAGCCCCATGCCCTACAAGCCTAAAGTTATAATCGCCCGTGTCTCCGGTATTAAAAAAGTTAAAATGCGCATGGACCGTTAACGATCCACCCGATCCCGTATAATTGACCGACAGTAGGTTAAGGTATGTCGTTGACACGGTAATTGTTTTCGTACTTAATACTGCTTCTGCTTTATTCGATACCGCGTTATTGGCAATCTTAATAGTGCCAACTTGTAAGCTACCAATCTTGGCCGAGGTAATCGCGGCTGTGCCTATGTGGGCACTGTTAATCAACCCGCTTTGAATTTGTGCGGTATTCGTCAGAAGGGTACCTGTTGATAAATGCGTGGAGGTAATCGAAGCTGAATTAATCTCACTTGCTCGAACGGCACCCGCTGCAATTTTGCCAAACGTCACGGCATTCGCTGCTATCTCTGACGCCGTGATCGCATTGGCCGCAATCTCTGAAGCTGTCACCGCGTTTGCTGCAATCTCTGACGCGGTCACAGAATTTGCCGCTAGCTCCGTTGCCGTAATTGACCCAGCCGCAATCTTTCCCGCAATGACCGCACCAGCTGCAATGGCTCCGGACGTCACCGCACTTGCGGCGATCTCTGTGGCTGTAATAGCATCAGCCGCAATTTTCCCAGCAATGACGGCACCCGCTGCAATCTTCACTGACGTGACGCTATTCGTGGCGAGTTCTGACGCAGCGATTGCCCCAGCCGCTATTTGGCCAGCCGTGATTGTGTTTGATGCAATCTCAGTTGCTGTAATGACCCCCGCCGCGATCTTTGCGGCTGTTACCGCGTCTGCTGCAAGCTCAGTTGTATCTACCACGCCCGCGGCAATTTTTCCCGCCACAATGGCCCCAGCTGCGATTTTCGTGGATGTCACGCTGTTCGTGGCGAGTTCGCTTGCTGCAATGGCCCCCGCTGCTATCTGGCCAGCCGTAATCGTATTTGCCGCGATCTCCGATGCTGTGATCGTCCCTGCTGCAATCTTCGCCGCGGTGACGGCGTCAGCTGCGAGTTCAGTGGTATCAATGGCACCCGCCGCAACCTTGCCCGCCACCACAGCTGACGCCGCAATAAGGCCTGACGTGATTGCATTGGCTTGTATTTTGGCGGTACTAATTGCCAGACTACTAATTTTCGTTTCCGTGACTGCATTCGTTGCTAACTCGCTGGCCTGCACCGCTGATGCTGCGATTTCGCTTGAACCTATTGCCCCTGCTGCCACCTTGGCCGCTGTAATCGCATCGTCCGCAATTTGTGACGTTCCAAACGTTCCTGTCACATCCGTTGAAGGAATTGTCTCAACCCACACTGACCCGGTATCACGGTATAATTTGTTATCTGTTGTAAGGAAAACGACACGTCCCTGAGTCCCCGCTGCTGGCAAACTTCCCAAGACTTCAAGGGGTTTGACTCCTGAGCCAAATTTTCCAATAGTAACCGCTAAATCCGCCAATTCACTCGACGTCACCGCACTCCCGGCAATCTTGGCCGATGTAACTGCATTATCAGCAATTTGCGAGCTACTTAACGTTCCGGTAATGTCTGTCGATGGGATTGTTTCAACCCATACGGTTCCTGTGTCCCTGTATAGCTTATTGTCCGTCGTAAGAAATACTACGCGGCCCTGGGTTCCTGCTGCCGGTAAGCTGCCCAACACTTCAAGCGGCTTCACACCTGAACCAAATTTTCCAATCGTTACAGCCAAATCAGCCAGTTCAGTTGACGTCACGGCACTACCAGCAATTTTCGCTGACGTCACCGCATTTGCCAAAATCTTATCCGACGTCACGCCATCCGTAGCAATCTTCGCCGCATCTACCGCCAAGGCGGCCAGCTCTGTATTCCCAATCGCCCCCGCTGCGATTTTCAATTGAGTGATTGCATCATCCGTGATTTGAGATGTGACTAATTGCCCTGTTACATCGACCGCCGCCACCGCTGAAATCCAGGAGCCTCCGTCATACCGATATAGCTTATTATCAGTGGTGAGGTAGGCTGTGCGGCCCTCGAAGTTTCCCGTCCCAGGCAAGGAGCTGACAATCTCAACAAGCGCCAATGAGTCTGCCAGCTCCGTGGATGCCACACCGGCAGTTGTTTCATTGACGGTGGCCGTCCAGGCGCTCGTAATTCCTGTCCGACGAATCGCCCGCAAGCGATACCACCGCTGAACATTGGGGCCTAAGTCATCAACGTAGGACAAGGCAAAGGCTTTTGTCAGCGTGACAACATTGACCGTAAACCCAGAATCATCAGCCCGCTGCAGCTCATATTGGATAACGTCAGTTTCAGCATTGGCGTTCCATGACAGCCCAATCGCTAAGGGGAAGGCTACCGCCGTCAAGCCTGTCGGAGTCGCAGGAATGCCTGGGTTTTCCGGTGTGGAATCCGTGGAGTAAGACGTGAATGCCGATGTATTGCCTGACGTATCGTAGGCTCTCACCCGAACATCGTAAGACGTATTAGGGAGCAACGCACGAATAATTATTGTACTGGCGACAACCACCAAGATCGTCGTCTCGGTGTCCCCGGTTTCTCGATACTCCACATGATAACCCGCTAGATCGCCTTCGGCATTATCAGCCCAATCCGCAATGATATGCGTGGCCCACTGTCCATCATTCGTCACCACACCCCCAGGGGTTAACGTTAGGCCAGTTGGGGTCGCCGGTGGGGTTGTATCCGCCGCGCCCGCTGATGGCGTCACTGATGCCCCGGCGAACTGTGTTGTATGGAAATCGGAAAGGTTCCCGGCGAAGTCTCGTGCCCTGAGCCAGTAAAAATACTGCGTTCCATTCGTCAGGCCACCATCCACAAACGACTCACCCGCCGTCTCGGCACTAAAGGATGCTAAGGACGAATCATTGGTGGTATGTCGCCAAATTTCCACGCAACAAAAATCAATAAGCGTGTTTCCAATTTCATCCAAGGGGTTTGTCCACGTAAGGTTGGCTGATTTATCCCCAGCCGACGCCACCACACTGGTCGGAGCATCAGGGGCCAAAGTGTCACCCAATACCGTATGTTGGACAATACTTGTCCATGGGGAAACCAATGAGGCGTTCGCTTTGTTGAGGGTTCGCGCCCTTACTTCATAGACAAGCAAGACCTCAACATCTTGTATTTTTACTTCACCATTCGTCCCATCAACTAACGTCGAAGTAATCCATGGCTCTGCGCTGTCAGCGTCACTATTATATACACGATATTGTAACTGAAAGAAGACACTTGCTGGGGTAAAGTTACCCGTGATCGATAAAGGAACAACCATCTGGGCAGAGAATGATCCGTCATCCTGCATGAGCGCAACGGTCTCATCTGAACGGATCGTTCCTATCGTGGGAGTTGGGGGGAGCGCATTCGCAGGCAAGCTATTGATAGAGATTATTGGTGTATGTGTCGGAATCGTCCCAGTGTCAGCGGTATAGACGCCCGGAGCTTCAGGTGTGACAATCAGACGGGCATTAAGGTTGCCGTTTTCTCTTGTCGGCTTAACCGATTTGACGATCACCCTTTGAGAGATTTGGCCCCATTCACCAAACAAAACAAGATCTCCGACGCTCGGCTGATCGGTCGAATTGGGAATGGCTGTCGTAAACGTCAACAAACTCACTGTGTCAACAGGATTATCAATCTGCTCTTCTATTTGGATGTTTCCTATGGTCTTTCTGATCTGCACCCCATAGCTTTTCGCTGTCTCCATTGTAACTAATGTATCCACAACAATAGAGATGACATCGGTGCCACTTGTATTGACTGTGACGACGCGGCCCCACCCTAGTCCGATTAAGATTACATCATGAGCTAAGACAGCTAAGTCCCCCATCGTGACGATTAAATGCTCGAAGTCTGTGGTGAATTCCCACTCCTCAAAACGCAAACGTCGAGCGGCAAAATCAAACCGGCCTAGCTTCCATGCCTGGTCTGAATCTGTAACGCCTAAAAATTGGGTGAAATCATATTTCGTCGCATTCCCCGCGTTGTATCCGTCATCAAATACCACGCGCTCATCCTCTTGGTAGTCTAACGCAGAATTACGAAATCCCACACGTAACCCATGAGGGGTATCTGGATATGCCATGCGGCCTTCCATCCCCCAAGTCGTTCGTGGTGTAAAATGCTGCTTCACGGCTGCTTGCGTATCATCAAAAACAATGACATATGTTCCATCAACGTTATCAAGTATCCCACGCCCAACGGCGGCCACTTGATTCGCAGAAATGAAAAGGTTCCCATCATTGTCATATATGTGGTTAAACTCAAAGCCCTTCGTCGTGCAGAAGTCAGCAAAAGTTTTAAACGAATCACCGTCAAGCCGCGACTGTGCCAACGGGCGAAGGTTCCCATTCCCCGTCAATATATCCGCGATTACCCAAGCTGGGTTATGTGTAGCCGCTGCCGCAACCCATGACGACCCGTTATAGCTTTCTAACTCTGATTCAACAAGACAATTGAGATTCCCAATCAATCCGTTCAGTTGGTCCGTGGCTTTAATCCGAAGGACAATCAACGCCACGTCAGGTTCAAGAACCGGCGTTTCGTCTCGTATCGTGCGTAAGGCCGTCCAAAAGGTCGCCCCAATATCCCGGCTTCCTTCATCTGCCGTGTTGCGGCGAATTCTGACATCATATTGGCCCTGCGCGACATCCCACGAATGATTTTTCCTAATAGCTGATGTGCTCTTACCGTTCGTGTTGAACGTGCTCAAACTTGTCCAGGTTGTCGGCTCTGTCGTAAGCTTGTACTCAATCTCAATCTCAACGCTACGACCCTTCCTGTCCCCATCTTTTTGGATATGCTGAATACCTGAAGGGAACGTCCAGTCAACGCTAATATGATCTGCGTTAATAGCTGTGGTGCGAGTCTGCCACCCTCCCGCCGCTGTTAACGCTAAACTGAACGCATCCTCAAACACATCACGGGTATAAAGCGTGATGGCGGGGTCGCCAGCCTTCCCCTCTAAGATCTCAGTCTCAACGTCAGCAAAGGACCCAATCGCCGTATCTCCAATTTTTATATCTGTGATGGACACCGGCCCTTTGGCCACCAAAAATAACGCCCTGAGATATTGCGAATCGCCGGAGATTTCAGTGTATTGGGTTGGGTATTTTCCTGGCATCTTTGGAAAGACGCGGACCTTACCATACACCTTCGGAATAACCCCGAATGGATCAGTCTGATTCCCTGCCCCTGTAATGGAATGGACAAGCGGATCAGATTTTGTTCCACTAGGGCCAGAAGGTACCGACCCCTTCCCCAGTATCAATCGGTTAGAAAGCGGGGCAAGCGGCCCAAACCCAATTGCAGACCCAGACTGAACAGCAGCGTCGAAATCTTGGGTAACTGCAAACGTGGCAACGAATCCAGCGGCAAAAGCAGGGTTGGTGCTAGCGGCAATTATCTTTAACCACTGGCCGATACTCGCACCACCGCTTTGCGGCACCGCATAGGCAATCACAGTATCCGCGCTTTTGCATGGCGTCGTGGCCCATTGAATGGGGTTGATAAACTCCCCATTGACACTAATCGTCAATGCATCAGGTTGGGGTGATGTCGCCTCAGCAACATCGGACAGGGTTTCGATCCCACCATTAATGATTTCCGTGTGTCGCTTAAATGGATGAGGCTTAAAAAAGATCATAGTTGGTGCCGGTAAATCCCTTCTATTCGCAATGCCCACCGCCGAGAGTGGTACTTCTCAATGCAACTCGTCGCACCCTTCTCGACATGAAGAAATGATTTATTTTCGCAAACCACTCCAATATGGTTTGGATGCCCCGCGATATTCAAAAGAATGAGGTCAAAAGGTTGCGCCGCTAAAGTCTCAACGGAACGCCACTTCGCTAGGGTATGACGCTTCTCACGGATCATTCGTTCTCCATCACCGCCGATCTCTGTGTCAGAGTATTCCGTGAATGTCGGCAATGAAACCCCAAGCCCTGCCTGTATGACTTCACGCACTAACCCCCAACAGTCATAGGCTACTGGCCCACGCCCTCGCATAGTATAAGGAAGGCCAACCCACGCAGACCAATCAAAATCCGCCAGGGAAGTTAGAAGGCAAGATGCGCCCGCCTGGGAATCCTTCACCAAGTAAGTCCTCCAAAGATACCTCGCCAGTCACCGTCGTTCCGGCGTAGGAAAGGCTCCTCAATTTATAGTCTGCGCCTGTCGTCATTTCAATGGTATTGGGTGCCGCTGCACGAATAACGTCAATTTGTATATCTGGAGCCGTCGCAACAGCCCTCAATTCTGCCAATACAGTTTGATCAACGACATCAATAATGATCTGCCATCGTGGAAGTTGATTGGGCGTTTGGTCCGGGAATGATAGATCAAAAAACGCCGCGTTGTAAGTATCCCCGTTGCTCGTGATATTCGTCCGCCGCCGAGCAAAACGCTGAGTCGCAGAAAAAGACGCGTGGCTTACTGTCAGTAAGATAATCCATTCCTCGCTTGTTTCATTCGCAAGGACTGACGCCTCACCTGTTGACGACAACGCTCTAGACATTACGGCATAACCTCAAGGACAAATGTCGCCCGATACAATGGGCCGGTGATGTGCGCGAATTGTGGCGCGTTGACAAACCTAAATGTTTTGCTGGCTGCTGTTCGTGGATGGTTTTCGGTAAACGTGGCAGAGCCATTCGCTAACGTTGTTGCGTAAAAGGTTACTAAGTCATCGATATTGCCAGAATCATACACTTGGGAAAAGCTCAACTGGTCGTTTGGCGCATCAGGACGGGGCCGCGACTTCCCTGGACCTGAATCAGTCTCACTATGATAGCTCGCATCACCAAGAGACTCTTGGTATCCGTCCGTCAATGTTAACGCTGGAATTGTTGCTGGCCATGCCATCTATCCAACCCTCCCTGTTCGTCCTAGCCCAAAAGTCCCGGCCATCGTTTGGCCAATGCGCCCACGCCTTATTGAGTTATCCACGATATCCTCTATCAAAATATCGATAGTTTTTCCACCGCCTGGTTGGTTGCGCGTTTCAGCCCCAGCCCTGACAGATGATGAAGTATTATTGACTACCACGCTGATACCTCCGCGGGCTTGCTGGCTTGGGGTCTCTACCGTCACGCGCTCACCTTGTGAGACGCCTAGGGACACAAGGTTTCGGTCAACCCCACCGCGACCATTCACGCGAAAAGACCCACCCTTAGCAAATAATCCAGCGAATCTCCCGCCAGACCCACCGGCACCACCACCCCCAAGAGACCCAAGAGACGTTTGTGCAATCCCTGGAGCCGCTGGAGCACCGCCACCAAGCGCCACAAGTGTTGCTTGAGCTGCCACCGCTGCGAGGATCTGCACGACAATCCCTTTAATGATATCAATCGTAGACTCTAGCGAGTCTTTCCAACTCAACGTCCCGCTCTCAAGATCATTAAACAACCCTTGGAACTGTGTCCGAAAGAGTCCTTGCACACCTGATGCGAAGTTTTGTGCCACAATTTGTCCGACGCCAAAAGCAATCGTTGAATCCTGCGTGAATCGGGAAAAGGCGTTCTGCCAGCCGTCAGCAAATGTCTCAGGCGCTTTGTTAAGTTCTGCGATTTCCTCACCTGTGGCCCTTACCGCCGAAGCCCCCTGGCTATCAAAGTCTGCGTTAATTCTGTTTGCATCATTAAGGGTACCGCTGATTTCAAACCCGCCACCCTGAAATGATGCAGGCGTGTCCACCCCGAACTTCCCTTTTTCTTTCGCTTCAAGTAACGCGATCTCACGTCGGATAGCCAACAACCCTTGGTTTGCATTAAGTTCCCTTCTTAAAAACTCAATCTTCGCGTCGCTTGCCAGTTTGTCAAACCCCGCTTGCTCACGCTCAATCTTTATTGTTGCTTCCACAACTCTCGCAAGCTCTTTCAGTTTCTCAAGTTTTGTGGCAAGTGAAGTCGCTTCCACCGTAATCGGATCAAGGGTTGTTGTCTCTGCATCGTTCCTTCTGGATGTTTCTATTTCTTGCAACTCTTTTAATTCACTATTGACATTTTTGAGCTGCAACTGAAGCCGCTCTAACCCACCCGCTCCGCTCTCCAGTGATAACGAAAACATATCAAGCGCAGAATTTCCACCAAGCCCAAAGGAATTGATACCCCCTGACGCCTCCCGATCAGCTTGTATTTTCGTGATAAGGAGCAACAATTGCTCACGACGTTCAAGTAACGTGTTGATTCGCTCGGCATCCGTTAAGTCTCCGCTTAAGAGTGCCCGCATGGCTTGCTGAAACCCAGGAGCATCCTTCGCCACAAACTTTGAGATAATGTCCGCCATTTTTGTCAAAGCAGGAAGGAACGTAGCCCCAAGGTTTGTCGAAAGCGCCGAAATTGTCCGATCAAAATCCACCATCGCATCGTTAAAGGCTTCGGCGTTCTGGATCGTTTCCCCCGAAAGTTTCCCGTTAAGTTTATCAAGAGCTTCAGCTTGCTCATCAAACGCCTTCGACCCCTTCCCGACAACCAGATTCATCCGGCGTCCAGATTCAGAGAATAACTCTTGACTAATATTGACCTGCGCCGTCCTATCGCCCAACGTCGCCATCCGGTCTGAGACTAAGCGCAACGCCTGCTCTGTATTGAGGCCCTGAATGTCCTCTAAGGCAATTCCTAATTCCTCCAATGCCCTCGCCGCTGGACCTCCACCATCACGTTTGAACGCCCCCAGCCGCCGCGTAAACGCTGTTAAAGACTTGTCAAGCTCTGCCTGGCTTAACCCCGCCTTCTCGGCTACAAAACGATACTCTTGCAACGCGTCGGTACTAAATCCTAACTGTGCCGACATCTTACCGAGTTCATCCGCAAAATCAGCAGTCCGCTTCACGCTACGCGCAATAGCCCCAGTCACAAACACGCCGGCCACAAGCGAACCGATGGCCCTTACGCTATTGCCGAATTGTGTAAGTTGGCCCCGCGTCTTGCGGAGTTCTCCCACGAATTGTGTGGATTGAAGTTTGAGGATCGCTGAAATTTCCGGACGTGGCATAGGTTATTTCTTTCTACACTTCGATACGCAAACCATGGTTTCTAGTTTTTGTTCGTCAAAGTCTGTGAAGAAATTCTGATAGAACTTCAGACAATTGGGGATTTGCTCCCCCTGGCAGGCGTGGCCAAGATGGTATTTAGATTTCGTCTTACCATGAGGCTCATCAAATGTGGGGATATCCTCTAGCCCTGCATACCTCATAACGGTCTCCTCAAACATCATTGACCGAGTTGCGACGACAACGTATGGCTCAAGTTGCGCTTGAGTCAGCCCAAGGACTGCGCTTCTGTATGCTGGGTTGCCTCTCGTAACAATTGCGCAGAGCCGTTCAACTTCTCGCTCGTCGTCCCCGTCTTGTTTATTCCCTGGAATATCACTGTTAACCTCTCCAAAACTGATATATCCAGGTTGCAAACGAAAAAATCCTCAACCAATTGAATGAAATCTAAATGAGTAAGATGACTTAAGAATGATTCCCCAGAGTCAACCCCACCAGGGACATGAAGGTTCAATGAATGCGTATGCTGCGATACGCCCTTTGGTACTAACACAATCTCTAATACTCGGCCTAGCTGCTCCCCGAGCTGGCCTACGACACTCTCTGGCTTAAGGTCGTTAAAACTCAACCCGTCAAGATATGGGGCAAGCATTGTTGATTGACCCAATACTAAAGTTTTCTGATAATACGACTGTCCGTCAATTTCATACCAAAACGTTTCGCCCAAACCTTGCCCTAATTTTCTTACAGCAGTTGCCATCAAGTCACCTGTGTTAAATTGTGAATAGTGAAGTCTACTTCCCAATTCCTAAAAATCGTATTGGAATTTGCTGCCATCTTAAACGTCGCTCGATGTGTTTCAAATTCCCTCAACGGATCAACCATGGTTGTGTCGGCAGGCTGAAGGGTGAATACTAACACCCCCAGCCCCGACACCGTGACATTGTTTGCATTCAAAATATCCTGGTCCAAGCGACTGTTAATCGTACTGTCATCAGCCCGATTCTTTAGCGTCAACGTCAGCGTATCAATCGACCCCGCCGGAATCTCCGCTGCGACCTCATCTTGCAAGGTCACGGTATAAGTTGACGACGACCCTTCATCGATGATCTTCGTAAACGCTGTCACGCCAGTCGCCATGAAATAGCCTCCTCTAAATGCTTTCCTCTACGTGAGTTGTAAAATTCCTTCTGCATTCCAAGTAATAGTGATATCCCCACCATTCGCCGTCACAGGGAATCCACCTGTATCAATCCAAGCAATCGGGATAGAAGCAGAAAAACTCGTTACAAACTTATACACCAAGGCTCCTTGAATGTTCCGTGTTCCTGCACCCAAACTCGAAAACGTCAAGTCTGTTGCGTCAAACTCTCCGCGATTGTTTGCGCCATCTTCGCTGACAGCTTCCCCAGCCAAAGCCGCGCCACCCGCTGTATACCCTGAACCGTCAAAATCATCGTCGGTGGTAAACCCTGCAACTGTTGCCGCGCTCTTCTCGGTGTCCGCTGTGGTGTTGGTCATTAGTAGCGCAACCCGAATGTCATCAGTGGAGAAATCAATCGTCCCTAATAGCAACTGTTCTTTTGCGTTATCGTAAACATGACTGGCCATAATACTCGCTCCTTCTTGTCAGAAATAGCCGTAATAAGTGGGCTTGATTAAGAAACTAATGTGCCGCCCGAAAGAACCGGACAGGCTAACGTGTGATCACTAAGGATAGCTACGCTTCCTAACGCCCCAAATGACCCAGTTAAGAGCGGATCGGGGATAATTGACGGAATAGCAACTGGTGCTGGCGTCAACACTACAGCCCCCATCGTTATTGTTGGATCTGGTATCGCCACCGTTACGACCACTGAAGCCGGAGTCAGGGTTGTCCCCGCAACGCCAACCGATGGACCAGGAACGACTGACGCGATAGCCACAGGGGAAGGCGTCAGCGTAATCGCGCCTAACGTGATCGATGGAGCAGGAATAGACGCCGGGATCGTCACCGCATCAGGCGTGAGAATCGTCCCGCCTTGTGAAACAACCGGATCAGGCGTCACCGAGGAAATTGCCACAGGCGAAGGCGTTAACACTAACGCGCCCAACGTAATCGTAGGGTCTGGAATAACCACTGGGATTGTGACAGGACTTGGGATAATCGCCCCGGCCAATGAAACCGCTGGGGTTGGTAACGCTGTGGGTATTGCGACCGGTGATGGCGTCAACGCCACTGCGCCTACACTGACCGCTGGATCTGGGATTATCACAGGAATCGACACCGGGGAAGGTGCAATCGATTGACCAAGAAGGACAACTGGATCAGGGACCACCGCCGGGATTGTGACAGGGGAAGGCGTCACGGAAACGCTACCTAAACTTACCGCCGGAGCAGGGATAGCCGAAGGGATTGCGACAGGCGAAGGCGTCAACACTGTTGCGCCTTGAGAAACTACCGGATCAGGCAATAAAGCAGAAACAACAATAGGAGACGGAGTTACCACCACCGCACCCCGCGAAACCACTGGCACAGGAATGGCCGCTGCGATCGCAACCGAGTCAGGTTCTACCGTCACAGAACCAAAAGAAACTACTGGAGCAGGCATTAAAGCAGAAACAATAACCGGAGATGGGGTTACTATGGTTGCTCCTAACGTCACCGACCCGGTGGGTAGAAGCGCCGAAATAACAACAGGCGAAGGCGTGAGGGTAACGGCCCCGACTGTGACGGAGGGAGCAGGGATTGACGATGGAACGGCGACTGCATCTGGTTCTACAATTTGTGCAGCAGAACCACCGGACTCAATAACCACACCAGATGAAAGGAGTGGGTAAAGGTATGACTCCCCATCCTCTGGGTTATAAACAATCCCTTCAAAGTATTGATAATTTGCCATAGCTAGCTTACGACCACAAGAGGATCTATATAGTAATTTTCAGAGGTTGCGATAGAAGCCAAGGCATACGCTACACGCGCCCGATAAATCCCTACAGTGTTAACCGTGACAGTCACACTAAGTTTTTGGTGATACGTCTGAGAACTAGACCAAGTTGACCCCGTGTCATCGGTGTTCGCTGTCCCACTCGCAAAATGGTCCGAGTTGCGACCTGTCACGGTAGTCCAGACTGAGCTAGATGCCGTTTCCTTAACTTGGACTTCAAGCCATTGCTCTGTGTCTGTGGTGTCCCCTGTATTATTTTGAACATGCACCGTGAAGGTTTTGCTACCTGTGGTTCCTATTGGGACCGGATAAATCCATGGGGAAAAAAACGGATAATTCTTATCGCAAATTGCCTCTGTAAGAATTGGCCCCCAAGAGACATTTGTGCCCTCTATCGATGCCCCGCCCGTCCTATTCACTGCGCTATCAGTGACCCTCCCTGTACCAGTGGCATAATACAAATATTCTGGGCTGTCGCCTGATGATCCACAATTTACCGCATTAATGAGGTACATTGGCCTAGGCGGGGTCGAAGTAGACTCCCACACCCAGCTAGTCTTAAACTTACACCCATAAAAATGATGGTTCATGTTGTTGCTGTTCTCATGGATTACTTCGCACTCGGTCGCATTAGTAAACGACGAAAAATCGCACCCAGTAGCTTCGATAAGATTGAAAGTTGAACTATTGACAAAGATGCTCCCAGTTCTATTAGACCCATTGGAAAACGTGCAATGGTCAAGAATCAGATAAACAGAACCGGTCGAAAGGAGTCCAGTAGAACTCCCCGTTGTATCGTTTGAGCAATCAAACGTACAATCCCTACAAGTATACTTCGTCCCCCCCGTCACCTGTATTTGGGACCCATGCGCAGGGGTAAATTGGCAATCTTCAGCCCAAAATTCTTCCATAGCTTGCGGCTTAAGTATGACATCGCCCTTGGTGTTATTGACTTGGATGCCTTGTAAGTTAAACCCACCATCAAATGTTATATCGTAAGTAGAAGCACCTGTTATCTTGAACTGATCGGTCGTCGCTGTAGCGTAGGTCGTCGTCCCGCCCGTAACTGAAACAATCCTCGCCGCGCCCGTTGACGGCCCTTGAATGATCTTATGCGCCGTATAAGTGAAGGCGTCAACGCTATCACTGGCAATATAGACAATCTCACCGTCAGCCAATGTCGGCAAGCTATTAGGGGAAATCCAGGCATTGGCCCAACTTAGCCCGTCTGTATCGCCACCGCTAAGGCTATCAATATAGTATGGTCCCGCCATTATTCCCCCACCTCCGCTTGAAGGGTAACCCAACCGTCATGCGCCGCTTCAACACGTCCTAAAAATGCGTTTCGCTCTGCGTTTGTCATATTCCACGCATTATTCATTTGAGGATTCGTAAAGGTCCCCGCTAGAACTTCACGATGCATCTTATACCCAAGACGCCGGTGTTCTTCTTTTGCGCACTTCTTGTATCGCGCCCTCCACGTCGAAAGATATCGTGGTCTAGCGGCATGATCAGGAACGGCAATCGCCTCAGTATCTTCCAGCCAATTCTCAATCTCCGCTACACGCGCCTGTTCCTCTAAACTGGCCTGTATGTCAGCATATCGAGTTGCAGGGTCAATCTCTGGGCTTTCAATGTGCATAGGCCCATATCGGTAGGATTTTGCATTATGATCTTGGCATGTAAAATACACGCGCCGCTGGCCTCTAGCGCCCGGAAATTCTGTGTAAGAAAAATTAGAGAAAGACATAATTCTCCTAGTTAATCGTTAGACACAACTGACGTGGTTCGTCGTTCATCGTGACATTAACGCACATACTCGCAGGGGTAGCGGGGGCCGTAGTGTCAGGCCAAACAAATCCAACTACCTCGCTCGGCTCGCTTGCATTCCCTGATGTGTCATAGGCCGTCATCTGTATTCCATACGTTGACCCTTCTACAATCGGCAAATCAGCACATGGAAATGTTGTTGCAGTTTTCGCCACATCAACAGGGTCTAACGGCGCACCATCTTTATTAACAAAAACTTGATATCCCGCAAGATCAGACTCAGTATTAGCTGCCCAAGACAACGTTGCGCACCCGTTAACCATTATTGGTTCCTCAACCGCTTGCGCTAAAGAAACTACAGGAAAAGCTAACATCACAATCCCAACAGCAATAAGCACCCTTGTTTTATCTGTTACTTTCTTAATAATTTGACTCACTCGACTCTCCGTTATTCCAAAGGTCTCACCAGTTGTTTTCATAGAACTGCCCCTCCAATATGTCATAAAAATATTCTTCGTCCTCTTGTCTGGCAATTGGCTTACAGCGACCGATAGCCTGCGCAAAATGTCTCTCGACTCAAAATCAATTGGTTGAATTACGGGGTCCCAATAATCAGAGTTATATTTTTGAGATGGGGAATCTGGCTTCTCTGTATGCTTAAACGACTGGAACACCACCCCACGCTTTAGCCTTTTGCTCCACCCAGTTTGAGACCTCATCCAATCAAGCAACCGATGATGAAGGTGCTTCGTGGGGTTGGTTGGCCACTCTTCAACAAGCTTCGCCACTTCAACCCATGACTGCTGCCTTACATCCTCCCATGAATGCCCATGACGCAAGAGAGTCCCGCAATATTTCTCCCAGAAAACCCTAGAAACATATGCGACGCTTTGACCTAGTTTCCCGTGATAATCATTATCCGTCATTTAATTAAACAAGATCGATAATTCGTCATCGCCCGCCGCCGCGCTTCGGTTCGCCCTCGCTGTGATATTGACCACCGCCGCATTGTCACGCTCGCCTTCAGCAATACCCACATACTGCAACTTTGGACAAGAAATCGTAAACCGGTTCCCCGCTGTGCTACCAATCGCTAACGATAACGCACCCTCTGTCCCGTCACGCAGCCTCCCGTACCAATCATGCGCCGCAACCGTTGACATTTCAGCGTCAAACGATATCTCCACAGCGCGCTCGGTCATGATCGCAACACTTTTCCCGTGGGTTTCCGTGATATCACCGGGGAGAGTCACCACCTGGCCACCGCTAATCGTAATGGTTGAGATTTTTGGACTAAACCCGGCAATCGTAAACGTCACCGCTAACAATTGTGGTGGCTTTAATGTATCGGGCGTGATCGAAGCCGGGAGGGCCGTGTCTGTCACGTTGATATACTGGCCTAAAAAATCAAACGTGGCCCCCATGGCTCCACCGATAGACCCCTCTAAGGAGAAGGCACCCATGGCCCCAATGATTGTCTTTTTGACAGGGGTTGTTCCGTCTGATAACCACCGTCCTATCGTTACCGTCTCAGTGGGATCTGTCATGTCATAGGTGTCTGACGTGGACGCAACGTTTGTCACAGACATCCCACACGCACGAAAATAGGCGTCGGTCTCGGGGGGAGTCCCCGCTGTGCCAGATCCCTTCATTTCTGTTGTGAAACGAATGCGCCGTTCCTTCGCGCCAATAAGTGGGGAGAATTTCGAGAGACTAGAGGTAAGGAAGTTGCGCTCGATTAAGTCAATGTTGTCATCAACTTGCGGGTCGCTGATGACCATTGCTGCATCAGCAGCCGCAAGCGTCTCCTCAGTACCCGCCGTTGCTTCAATTTTGCCAGCGATTACGCTTAGTCTTGGAATGAAAGTTGCCATGGTATTAGGGATTCCTTGTTGGATTCCAAAAGGACCATGGGCAAACGCTCGCAGGATTGTAAGCCGGTTATTTGGGTAGTATTCATGTTATGGAAGCGTTGCGTCTGTCCGTTGATGCCTATAACTAATAGGGTAGCTTAATGTCACAAAAGCATGGCCGTCTATCACTTGACTATAATTTGGTTCTCGTATTTCTGGTTCGCCTGTATCGCAAGCATTCCCGCCTCGTGTGTGGTCAACTGCCATAATTTTGATAATGTCCGCCACCGCCTCTTCGACTTCCGTAGGCAACACAGAGACGGTCCCGCCAAGTCCTAGCGTTAAATCAACAGTCATTTCTCTCTTTACTTCATCGCCACTCATGGCCGTCCCAACACCACTCGGGATATCAGTGACGCCTATGAGGATTGTTGGCCACACATTTTCGCGACCTAACCCTATGGCGCTACGGCTGATTTGGGATGCCTTAAACGTCGTATTATACCCCGCCTCTGTCGTTACACCCATCAAGGTCGTCTCGATATTCTCTAGAATTAACTGCCTGATACTCTTGGCCATTAGACCCCGCCTCGCACACGCCGGATTAAATTGCTTATCGTTTCTTCCATAATGCGTCGGTGCCTAGATGCGTGGGCAATTGTCTCATTTTCAAACACATGCTTCCCTGGGACAAACCCAAGCGACGGGCCACCCTTCTCGCTTCGAAGATGATACCCTTTTTCGTGTAGCCGAATAACATGCGCTTTGTTGCCTTTTCGCCTAATCGCCTCAACTGACGCCTGGATAGGCCGTCCAGACATTAAACGCGATGTCGAGATAATTCGCTGAGTGATGCTCTTTAAGCTCTTTCCTGTACGCCTCGTAAGTTTTGAGGCAAACCCTGCTCTAATAGCTTTCCGAAGTGTGCTCGCAGACTTGCGCAAACCCTTACGAAATTCATTGACCGACTGACGGTCAAGCCCACGAATAAAGGCTTCCCACTTCCTCGAATCAAGAGCGAACGCCTCAGCCACTACAGCATCCCCCTCCGTCGAAACGTGTTCTCGATGAGCATTCGCACCTGTGGCAATAATGGGCCTTGAAAGTAGCTCACGCTTCCACCTGGGTCGGAAATGCTCGACACTAAATCTTGTGGGTTCTTTAAGCGAAACCACTCATAGCGCACTTGGTCAATACAGGCTTTTTCTAAAATTGGATAAAGATTATGCACAGCTTGATATCCTGCATTCCAAGTCATCTCTATATTGTTCGTGCCTAACGTCCAAACATTCGACCCTAGCAGCTTGATTCGTCCTGGAGCCACAAACGTCCAGTCTGCGCTTGTTAACACAACTTGGCTCGCAACATCTAAATCTGCCGGAAGGATCGTGATCGCTGAGACGGTATTTAATGGCCATTCTGGGACCTGGAATTCGCTCTCGCTAATCCGATCATCACCATTCAGAACCAGATCCTCTTCTCCAGATACAGCCCCAGTCGGCTTATATGTTCGCGCCTTCAATTTCCTATCCGCCGACGACTCCAAGAGGCTTGTGGTGTCATTAATCAACTGGATTAAACGATCGTCTTCCTCGCCCGTCCCAATTAAATCAGGTAGCGTCTCACGAACGCGGGCCAAGGTTGTGATCGCAAAAGCTGATAGCGTCGCCATGCTATCCTTTCACCAGTTCAAACCGGTTACCAAGAATTGTTTCGGCTTCACCTGGAGTTACATCGTAGACCTCACCGCACTCGTACACTACGCCCTCAACTGTAGATCCAGTAAGACAGCGAACCTTCACGGTACCAGATTTCTTCTCTATCGTTTTCTTTGGTTTGTCTGCCATAAGATATATCCTTTTACTGTTAAGCAGGGGACGGGCTTGCACCCATCCCCCGCCCCTCAGTTAATTAATCGCCTATTAGGTGGCGCTGTTCGCGTACCATTTAACAGGCTTTATTCCCGCATCAAGCAAATCTCCATCAGACCGCGTGAAGCCCAGGAATCCAACCTGTAAATTCGCAGCATACAACTCAGTTAAACGCAAAAGCGTAAATCCTCGAACGTCACGAATCCAATATTTGGAGAAGTCCCCAAAAAGGATACTCTTGGCGTTCGCTGCCATAGTGGCCAGGTCATTATTCACCACATAGGGATAGCCCAATATGGTATCAGGGGCACCAACAGCCAACCCAGGCATAAACAAGGGCCGTGAGTTCCCGTCAACAATTTGCTTAATCACAGACAAGGAAGCATCATTCATCATCCACCGAGCGCCAGAAGATCGCCGATACCCAGGGTCAACTGAGTGCTCTAACTCAATAAGATCAACATATTTTACGTCAGTAGTTGAACCAGTTGCACCCGTTCGGCCCAATGCAGCAGCCGTCACAACGCCATTAGGTTTGGAGGAGGCGTCACCTGTCGTAAAATGGGTATTCTGGATTCTGGAAATCCGCTCTCCAAGTTTGCGAGCAATAAATGCCTCAATGTCAACCGCTGTATCTTGCAGCAATTGGATTGAAGAGAGGACCCGCTTGGAACTATACATCCAGGCATCGAACACCACTTGACCAAAGACCACATCCTGGGCATCCGTTGCCCCATTCTCCGCGACAAGCTCACCAGTTTGCGCCGAGTCATTATCGGTTGGCACTGGCATGGCCTGTCCGTTATCGGTAGGAACCACAGTCGAAGCTTGGCGCATTCCACCAAACTCAACCAATGAACTTTCCACTAAACTCATAAATCGGGAATCTTGAGGTACAGTGAATCCACCAGCCGTAGTTGTCCCCACCGATTGAGCCGCATAGATCCCAGAATCTTCTTTAATAGACGAAGATTGCAGCCCCGCCATGAAATTTCTAGACTTGGCGCTCAATCCGTCCATACCACCACGCATCCAAGCTGCGAAAACCTTAGATTCGTCAAACATATTCTGGGCCACTTCATCTTTGCTAATACCAGCCTTAACAATATCTTCGCGACCAGCTTTCATCTCAATTTTGACATCAAGATCTGACTCAGCAGCCGCAAGCCGCTCCATTTTGTCAATCTGAGCTTTGATCCCGTCACTATCAGCCATTAACGCATCAAATTTTCTTTCAACTTCGCCGTCAATTTTACCGTCACTTTCCGTCAGTAATGCCTGGGCTTGCTTCACAAGCCGCGCCCGTTCTTCTCTCTTCTCTCTCATGATTTGAATCGTGTCTGCCATTGTTAGGCTCCTTGGTGTAATAGATCCAAGGTGACATTGGCCACGATTCGTAAATGGTAGGCCGTCTAAATGGATATAATGAAAAAACTAATTTAATCGGTGAGGACGGACAATACCCTCTAACGCATCAAGATACTTTTCCCAGGCCGTGAATAGTCCCTTGCCCAGCCTGATGACTTCACGCTGCAAGAGAATTGCGGGCTTACTAAAGGTTTTCATTGGTGTATCGCTCATATTTTCGAGTATTCCCCCCGTTTGGCCAATTCTAGCCGCTTGGAGCATGAAACAAAGCTAATAGAATCTTCTGCGACTTGCATCTGTGCTTCAACCTCTTGCTCTGTAATTATCTCTGCCTTCTCTCTTAAGGCAGGCTTCGTCTTCATTAACCCCTCTGGGACAAAAAATTCCCTAGACTGAGCCTGCGCACTCTCCCCCTCTACAACATCAGCAAACCCTTGGGCTTTCGCTTCTTGCGCCGTCAGCCACGTCTCTGCCAGCATCAACCGACGCACACCACGAGAGCTAATACCTGTCCTCTCTGAATAAATCCCAGCTAATTCGCCACTCACCTTATTTAAAGTGTCAGCCATAGCACTATGATCATCGGCATTGCCCAACGTCATCGCCCACGCATCATGGATCATCATCATGGCCCCTTGGCTCATCGTGATCATCTCCCCTGACATAGCTATGAGACTTGCTGCGCTGGCCGCCAACCCATCAACTACCACATTAACTGTGCCGTCATGCTTGCGAAGCGCGTTGTAGATCGCAATCCCGTCAAATACATCCCCACCAGGGCTATTCACGCGAACTTGAAGATTTTTTCCCTTAAGCTCTCCGAGCGCCGACACCATATCCGACGCCGACACACCGCCGGCACCGATAAAATCAAAAATCGTGACCTCAACTGGGCCTTCGGCTTTCGCCTGGATCGTGTACCACCCAACCTTAGAAGCCGACTCAGCCTGCCCCGCGTATAATTTTGCGTAAAATTCCTTCAAAGGGAGCGCCTTACACTTCATTTTCGACTCCTATCGTTTCAGGATTCGCCAACGCACCCAAGGGGACCATGGCTCCCTGCATAAATAATTGACCGCCGTTAGGATCAGGAGGTAAATCTTCAAGCCCCCTGGCTTCATTTGGCGTCATCCACCCATTTTGTATCGCACTCGCATAAAATGACGCCCTGGCCGTCGAATCACCACGCAACAATCCTTCTAGCTCGAATTTACTACTAAGATCGGTCGGCATCCCCAACCGGTCGAATAACAACTTCCTATTCACTTCTTGCTCAATCCTGACAAGCCAGGAACGAAGGGTATATTGCACAAAACCTATGGTTAATTGCTCCAAACCACTCCCCCATGAAGTCGATTTACTTGTTTCATTGATCATATGGAGTGGAACACGGAAAAAACGAGAAATATCCTCAATAGAAAGACGCATCATTTCCATCAATTGGGCATCCACAGACGACATAGAAATAGGCGTGAAGTCCATGTCTTGCTCTAGAATTGGAGTTCCACCACTGTTTTCAGCGCCCATATACCTACGCCAATGCTCTAGAAAGCGCGTTTTAGTGTCATTCGTCATGGGATGTTTAGTCTTCAAGATCCCGCTAAGTTTGGCCCCATTGGCAAAGGACTTGCTAGCGTGCTGTTGCATCACGAGCGACAACCCAATCGAGTTCTTAGCCGCAAACTGAATCACTGAATTACCAACCAGCCCATCAAACCCAAGGCCGGGAATATGAATCATGTCGGCAGACTGGACAACCTCTTCGCCCCCATCAGCTAGCGCCACACGATAGCGAGTGTTGCCGTTCGCACGCTCTGGAGCCACACGCGAAGGATGTATGGGCAGCAAACTCAATGGCTCAAGGCCGCGTGACCGCTCGATACGTGCGTACCCGTTACCACTCAGTAACAAGTTACACATGATCAATTCCCAGAAGACAATTGGCGTCATGTACTCATTGGGGGAGTCATGAATAATAGAATGCACCCTATTGTCGGTATCAGGGATGCGGTCATTGCCTTCTTTACGGACAACGCCAAAGGGAAGTGAGGCTATAGACTGAGCGATAATTGAGACTGAGGCATAGACGGCGCTTGACCGCATCGCTGTTGATTCGTTAACAGCTACGCCCGCGTCTGACGCACCACCGCCGTTAGACCAATCAAGAAACCATTGTGCTGGGTTTTGTGTTGAAGTGGAGGTAGCGCCGAAGATTGAGGAGAACCAATTCCTGATTTTTCCCAATCGCTACCCCCTTAAATGAGAAGTGAAAAGACTTGTGACAATCTTATATACGTATAGTATACATAGCTTTAAAGAAAAATGTCAAGCATTGCTTTAAAGTATGCTTTCATACAAAGAATAGGTCCTGGGTCTCATACACCGACCCACCCTGAATCGGACTCTTTAACACGCCCATGAGCGCCAAGCATAAGGCCGCGATTCCATCAATCTTCCCTTGGCTCTTCGCTTTATCGGGCATAATATTGCCTGCATGATCCTTCTTGACAGCCACACAGTCCGCCATCCATCGCAAAACAGGGTTTCCCCCATGCTGGATTGTACGGCTCAAGAGTCTACGTTCCAATTCTTTAGCCGCTGGCGACATAGAAATCATCCCCATTCTACCGGCAATCGTGTTAATCCCATGCTGTTCCCTGAGCCTTTGCTCGATTTGATGGCCTTGGAAGAGAATATCCATCCACAATTCTTGTATCCTAAACCTCTCAGACAGGACCACAAGGTCGTTTTCTACCCGCTCATAGTCTAGCGCCTCACCTGGAGTCGTCAGGAGAAACCCTTGCTCCGCCCAGGCTTGGTAATGCCGCTGATAACGATGCTTCACATGCAACCGGGCTTCTGGCACCCAGAACCGCATCAGAACCTTTAAAGATTCACCTTCAGGGAACAGCATCGCCAAGGCTGTCATGTCTGACACACTCGCCAAATCTAACCCGGCCCAGCATTGGCTCCCCACTAAGTCAACTTCTTTAACATCTCCTTTGCATTCGTCCCATACCTCCAGTGATAGCCAACGGTTTGATTGCTGCACCCACCGATTTAGTAGGTAGCGCATAAAGGAATTCTGCTCACTTGGGACCTTTACAGCCGTATGGAAATGTTCCTCAAGGTATTCCATTTCTACTGAAACACCAAGATTCGGGTTTGATTTTACCCATGTGGCCTTATCTGTCCACGTTTCCCCTTCATCCTGACAAGCAATGAAGGCGAACACAGAATCATCCTGGACCGTACCGCGAAGAATTGTTTCTGAAAGTTGGTGGTAGTCGTAGCACAAAGAATTTGGATCATCTCCCGCCGTAGTGATAATCCACGCTAGCGGGTTTTCACGCGACCCACTAGCCGTCCGTAACTTCTCCCAAAACGTTCTATCTGTCCATTCGTGGAATTCATCGACAATCACACCGTGAATATTTAAACCATCTGTCGTTTTTGAATCTGAGCCTAAAGGCAAATACCGACTGGCTGTGTCCTCAATAACGATTGAATTCGTCCAAGTCGTCATGGCTTTACTCAACTCCGGACTCGCCTTCACCATACGCTGACTTTCGCTATGAACAATCCGGGCCTGGTCATATTTATTCGCGGCACAATAGACTTCAGCGCCCGCCTCATCGTCGCCCACGAGAAGGTAGAGGCCGATCCCCGCTGCCCACGTTGACTTCCCTTGCTTACGTGCCACCTCAATGTACACCGTCCGAAAGCGCCGACGTGTCCCCTTATACCACCCAAAAATACACCACATGCAGAACTGCTGCCAGGGCGAGAGCACTAACACTTGCCCCGCCCATTTGCCTTTCGAGTGGCGCAAGAATCGAAAGAAGTTAATCGACCGAGCGGCCTTTTCTTCGTCAAAGTGTAACCCGCGCTTCTTAGCCGTCTTGAGGTCGTTTACGTGACGCTTCACCGCACCTTTCACAAGCGCCCCAGCAACCACCGCGCCGCTCGTGACGTCTCGCATGTATGTTTCGATATCTGCTTTAATGTCAGCCATTCTTTAGAAACTCCTGGAATTCGTTTGGCGCTTCGGGTTTTGGAACGCTAATCCGGCTCCGAGAGCTAGGTGTCATGCCAAACTCTGTCGAGAATGTTTTGATATTCGCCCAACAATCCTTGGCAATAGAGAACGCGGGATGTTTCACGGGGCCTCTGTCACCCTGTAAAATCAACCCGTCTTTGTCGAGAATCTTATTGACCGCCTCAAGTCGCGCAATAGAATCACAGAACGCACCGAAGGCAGGCTGATCAGCATCCGTGAGAATTCCCAGCTTGACCATCATGGGTTCGTAGTAGTCCCAATAATACTTTGACCGCTTGGCGATCCATTCTGGGTCTAACGCTTTTCCCATAGGTTCAATCACGTCCTTCGGTTCGCGGCACTTCTGAAATGTACCCTTCAAGACCTTTAAGCTCTTTGGAAGTGGCTTTCGCCCTGTTGATTTCCCTGGCATGTTAACCTCCCTTGTTAAAACTCCAACGCTAACACTTCTTGACCTAAACGCTTGGCCGCTATCTCGCAATATTTTTCTTCCATTTCAATACCGATGGCTTGCCGACCTAAGTCTTTGGCCGCTCTCAACGTGGTGCCGCTGCCCATGAAGGGATCAAGGATAAGCCCAGGTGCCTTACCAACAAGTTCCTTCATCAATGCTAGTGGTTTTTCTGTAGGATGGTTCCTTGCGCTTACAACCCCTTGACACTCTTTTTCGGAAAGATAATGTAGGACACCGGTGCTTCTTGTACCCTTGAACCCAGTCCCTATAACATAAATTTCCTCAAAATTTGGCTTCCATGGGATACTCAGATCCCCCATCCCCGTATGACAGCCCTTCTCCCATATTAGTACCTGCCTAACCCCATTGGGTTTCTCAACTTTCCATGAGCCAAAAACTAAAGCCCTGTCAAAATCTATGATTAATAATAATTTATCCCGCGT